GCCCCCGCAGCATAAACCTTGAATGCTTGCGAGTTCATGTAGCTGAATGGGCTACCTCCTGCAATTTCTTGCTTTGCGGTTGCCAACGCACGAGGGCCAATGGACTCAAACCGGCCAATAGCGCGAGCCATTCCCGAACTATTCTCCAGCTTTGCAACTCCGCCCAATCCCATGCGGGTTGCTTTCGTCATCAGCAGCCCTGGAACAAGTGACGCACCGATGAAGCCAATTGCATCGGCCCCTTCCTTGTGTTTGTAGTAGTACGATTCAACATCCGTTCCAAGCGCATTGTCCATTTCTGCGAACACTTCCTCAGTCCGCAACCACTTGCCATCCATTTCTCCGCCAAGAAAATTCACTGGAATACTGGCGAGTGCAGTGGGGATATTGGCAACTTCGGTGACAGCAGCAACAGCTCCCGCCGCCAAAGTTGTAGGAAGTGCCGCAACAGAATCCAACCAGTTGCCGGAAACAGTTGGATCGGATTGTGCTGCAATCTCATGGTTATATGCGGCAGTCAGGAAATCACTCATTTATTTTCTCCGGTGGGAAGTTTGCTAACGTCAGTTCCGGTAGTCACGTCGGCGATGAATTTCAGAATGCCATTGCGCATATACAGCGGGCGACCTGCGGAAAGGATCAAAGACAGGACTTTGGTCTCATTGGACAAGTCCATCATTTGATAGTCTGGAGTTTTCACTCCTTTGTCCCCAGTCTTTTCCTTAAACTCAATGGTCAGGGTTTTACCCTCTGCCACAGGCACTCGATAGGCTTCCTGATCCGGCAGGCCCAGATTTTTGAATTCCTTGGCATAGTTGTTCATTGCAATCTGGGCCTGGAAATATTCCGACACTTGGATTGCGGCTTGTTGTGGGCTCAGCTGTTTCCCAGCCACCAAAGCATTAGCTTCCTTCAAAACTTCTTCGTCCCCTACACCTTGTTTGTCAAACGAATTGCTGGCATTTTTAGTTGCAATTGTGGTGTACAGAATGGATTTACTGACCCGATCAACAATAGGATTTGCTTTGGTGAATTCCGGAAGTTTGGCGAACTGACCAACACGAGCGAAGTTGGCAGCGTATGGATTGGCCTCCTCGTCCTTGCCATTTCCACGATTTAAGATGAAATCCCGCTTCTTCTCTGCAATTGACAGAACAATACCCTGACGAATTGCATCGCGTTCCACTTCCGACTTTCCGCCAGTCTTCATCAATTCATCAATCCCATCTGGAAGATAATTGATTCCGGGAACAGAATTTGCATTCGCACTTGTCGGAGCTGCCCAGCCATTGAATTGACCATAGGCGGCATCAAACATTTTGTTTTGCGCAGGAGTGAGTTTGCCAAGATTTTTCTTAGCAGCAACCAAAGGCAAAGGCAAGCGACCATCCGCCCCGACCATATATCCAGTAAGCTTTTTATTCCCCGCCAAGAACCTGACATACTCAGCTGGATCATTGAACCCCATTGCCTTGGAAGTATTCAAGAACATTTCCTCATCAGCAAGCTGATTGGCTTCCTGCATGCGCTGAGAGAAAGTCAATTGCTTAGGCAAGGTTGCGCGGGCAGCGGAGATATCCTTCATTGCCATAGAGATATCAATCCGCTGCTGCGCCAGTGCATTCTTGGCTTCCTGGATCTGTAGGCGATTTTCCAGCCCAATGTTCCTGACTTCTTGTTGCAGCCCGAGTTTGTTCGCAGCAACATCTGCGTTGGCCAGGTTAGCCCGAGATTTCGCTTGGATTTCTTTCTCCACTGCGGACTCGGAAACATTGGGCTGGAGTGCAATCTGCTGCTGGGCAACAGTTTGAATCTGCGCCAAACTGGCGGTCAGATTTTTCACCGTGTCCTGGGATTGTGCCAGTGCTTTCCGCTGCGTCAATGACAAACTTCCACCAGTCACTGTATCCAAAACATTGAACAGCGGATTTGCGCTGACTTTGTTAACACTTTCTTGATCAGCACGAAGCTTCGCCATCCCCTGTTGTAGGGCTTGTGCAGTCAACGATACTTGCGAATTAGAATCATTTAGATTCAAGCCGAAAGCAGACAGCATTGATTCTGTTTGCTTTGCCAACTCAATTTTAGTACTGGCTTCCGCAGCTTCAACTCCAGTTTTCGCATTGGCTTGTTCGGTTTGGCCGGCTGCAATCTTGTCGATCAATTGCTGGGCAACAGAAGTCGCAGCAGTGGTGTAAGTGGATTCTTGATCCAACTTGACAGGTTCATACGCAGGGGCACGGGGAGTTCCATTTGCCAAGCGATATGAAGTGCGGGCCTCGCTCAATGTATCGCTTGGGGTTCCAGTATCCATTTGGCCGGAGTTGCCCATAGCCCCATTCACAAAGTCCCAATAGTTGGCATCACTCGATTGTCCTTGGATTGCAGCAAGCAGTTTTGGAACATAATGATTGGCAGCAGTATTGCCGGATTTGTCTTTTCCAGCGCCGAAATACAGCGGAGCAAATCTTTCGATATCTCCGCCTGCACGATTCCAGTCAGCACTGATCTTTTTCAGTGCCGCAATTGTTGCATGCTCAGGATTCAGTGGATCACCATCTGGCATGTAGGCTTCGAAGTTCCCATACTTCGCGCCAAGTGCACGTGACAGAATCTGTCCGGGGCCAATAGCGCCAGACGAATTGGGTTGATATGCTCCGGGAGCAGAACCATAACTGGATTCAGTTTCGAAAACTGCGCCAAGAATTTCAAGCGGAACATCTGGGGCATAAGTGGAAGCCAGCTGCCCCAGATTGCCCGCGTCAAGTTGATTGGTGGCCATTAGTAGCTACTCCCAGTCCAGAAAACTTCGCCATCGCTGGTTGTGACATAATCATCTTGCTGCACAGACCCATCGCCATACGGATCTTTTTGTGATTCCTGATACTGGTTGTAAGCAGTTGTTCCTGCATTGATCAAATTGGCAACTGCGGTGAGATTGTCGGTCCTATTCCCGGCAGCATTCTGCGCACCAACTGCGGCATTTGCCCCAGTAGCCCCAACAAGCGCGCTGTTATACGCAGTATTTGCCCCCATCAAGGCATTGCTGTTGCTGACTTGTGCATTCAACAGTCCAAGAACTGGGCCCAATTGATTTTGCCGGGCCTGAGAATATGCCAGAATGTTCTGGAACAAGTTGGCCTGGCCTTTTGCAACAGCCCCAGAATATGCATCATTTGCCAGCAATTGTGTGCTGGTGTCATTATAGATCCCGGAAGACCTAGGATTTGAGTAAATCTTGGGAAGAGATTGTGTCTCATATTGCCGAAAGATTTCATCAATGAATCCCTGTGAGTCCTTGATAGCATTCCCCCGAGTGAAGGAGGTATCGCCGAGAGCGGACATGAGAGGCTGGAACCGGGAAAAATCCATGCCAGTGGGCTTCATACCTGCCAGCAAATCCACATTCCCTTGGGTTACAGCCTGCGCCCCATCCCGATTCCTGTTATTCTGATACTGGGTGATCAAGGCAATAGCGGCATTTTGATACGCAGGATCAGCATACCACGGCTTGTCTTCCACAGGCGTATCTGACTGCTGTTGGGGTAGTGTTTGCTTACTAGAGGTTGCCATTTGAATTCTCCAAGTTAATCAGAGGCAGAATTTCGGGAATCGGAATCAGAATCCGAACTGGAAGATGAAGAGGAATCGGAAGAACTGGAACTAGAGGATGAATCAGAGTCAGAACTATCGTTTGAACTGGAACTGGAATCATCCCCGGAGTCAAAATCACTACCAGATAATGAGGCAGTCAAACTATCCATAGCCTCGGTATCCATTCCAATCTGAGATTGATTCAATGAGTTTCCAAGCTGTTCGGCGTAGCTGACTCCGGCATTACTCAAAGAATTCATACTCCCAGGATTACCAAGAGTATTTCCAAGAGATTCAGCAGCCCCGCCAAGTGGGTTACCGAGTAAATTATTGAATGCCCCGACAATTCCGAATGCTGGATTAACAACACTGGCCAAAAGCCCAAGTGTGTTACTCATTGTGATCCCATTATTGGCCATAGAAGCCAAAGAACCCAATTGCCCAAGGCCTGCCAATCCCAGAACGGATGGGGCAACAGATTGAATCGAGGCATTAGGCCGGGATACTGCTGATGCAAGCCCCAAGATTCCAGCGAACTGCCCAAGATTTTGATCCTGTGCCAGATTTCCTGCGAGCCCGGACATTGTTGCAGTCATTCCGAGCCCCCGGGAGATTTCACCCTGCGATGGAGTCCTTGTGCTTGAACTTCCTGAACTGGAACTTGACGCGTCTGACCCCCCTGAACGTCCTGAATTAACAACTCCGGCGTTGTATTGTTCAAGAAGTTTCAGGAGGGCCAAAAGTTCATCCTGATTAGGATTGTTCATTTGATCGGTTCCATTCCGGTGATATCGGAAATCAGACCTTCAATGATATCAGCATGCGCATCAATCGCTTTCAGGTCTACTTGGAGGAGTTCAGCTTTTCTTGCCACTTGGAGATATCGTTCTGCGCATTCTCCAAGAACTTCTCCTGCAACAGTGAGCGATCGATGGCAGGCTTCGACGGAATCTCGGGGAGCTTTTGCAGCGGATTTGCGCAAGCTTGTAACAGCAGGAGCAATGTTAGCTGCAGTAACTTCCACTTTGCGGATACCGGTCGTTTGATCATTTTTGACTTTCCCAGATTCAGAATGGGCCTCGGTGAGGTCTTTCAAGTTGTTGACTTCCATTTTCAACAACTTGTTTTCTTTCTTTATATCGAGGTAGCTATAAACAGCAATTCCTCCGACGGCAACACTGATGACGATTGCAACTGCGGCAGAGCTTATTGACATTATCGTTTACCCCCATAAGAACATGAGAAATGATTTCCATCATTAAAGTCAATTCCTGCGCCAGGAACTATTCCGAAATGTGGGCCAATTTGTTTCCAGAGATTCGCCAGAGGTCTGTAAGACGCTGAATTGGTTTGATACTGCCCATTTCTGAATAGCATCAAATCCACTGCCAATCTTTGAGTGTGGAGCGAAGTAGCAATTCCAAGGCCTCGTCTAGCATATTCAGCCGCAACCCACGTGGGACGATGAAACTCGCCAAATGTAACTTGAGCGCCAGGAATTCGCTGCGGAATCTGAGTGATGAAATAGCTGAGTGCCTGAGCACATCGCTGCTGATACTGTGACAATTTGGGGTCATCTTCCGGTTGAAGAGTCCCAACTGCAACTGCAGCTGCAATAGCTATTACTGCCGATGGAATTGCTACTTTGTTCATGGCTCGCCATAGTTGGTGGTGTCTGGAAGTTTGTGCCGAAATTTGTGCACGTCTTTCCAAATCTGGAAAACTTTGTGCACTACCAGAAGAAGTGTATAGAGTGCGGTGCCCCACAAGATCCAGGTTTGCAAGTTTGCTCCTAACGCTTCAGAGCCTAGAACGCCAAGCGGCGGCGATAGTTTCAATGTCTCCATCAATCCTTGAGATTGATGTTGAATGGATTCTTTAATAGACATGGGAGTAGTATATATTAAATATTACGCAATATCTTTGGGAGGATCGCTAATTATTTAATTGCCGGGGGCTTCAGCAAATAGAGTATCCATATTCAAACTCATCTGCTCTCTGATTTTCTGCAGGTACACATTGCCGTAAGTAACTACCCCAGAGTTATCCCAGTAATTCTTCGTCAGAGCGCGAAGTTCTGGATCTTGAATGGTGGATATGGCCTGTTGCACATCTGCCTCAGATTTACCAGACTTTATCAAAGCCGCACGGAATGCGTAGGAAGACACCATCTGGTTATTCCGCTTGGTATTACGCTTTTCCTCGAAAAATTCCCGGAACTTGGCGTCAGTTTCCAGAATGACACTCTGGGCTAGGCGCAGCATGTCATCCCCCGCCTTCCCTTCAGCCAGATGCCACTCACCCTCGATCAATAGCAGTTTTTTCATTTTAATTCCTTAGGTATATTGAATGTAATGCCCGCTCACATGGGCAGCTTCTACATTGGATTCATCTGTTTGAACCCCAACAGACAAAACATCGCCTGGGGCAACTATGACCCAGGCTACACTGCACGATGCTTGTAGGTGAAGATTGCCAGTGCTTGCAATGCAACGAGCAGAACTAAGTGCGGCCCCATTCAACCGAATATCGCAATATACAGCACGAATGGGAGGAGCTTCCCGGAGTTCACCTGTGACATGGGTAGCGATTGCCATCTTCCCTGCCACAGTCACATTCTTTGTCCAAACAATGACAGAGATTGGTACCCCCAAATCTGGAATAGGACCATAGCTCTCGTAGAAACCGTCCAAATCCAGTTCGTTATACTCTGGTACAATAGATCGAACTGTGCAGACACCATTCACATCACAGTCAAGTGCAAACTGTGTTGCGTCAAACAAAAGATTTCCTCTTGACCACAGCTGGCAATGATCGATCAAATCCACACAATCAATTGTCAAATTGCCCTCGGACGTGAAACCCAGCCCGGTCTCTGGCTCAATGCGCACCGAAATGAAGTGGCCGTTTTCACAATCGCCGGACATTTGAATGCCGGCGCCAGGTTTGTAATTCAGTGGCGTGAGAGTTTCACACGTGTTGGCCGGGTCTTCATTTCCGGGACAATCGAAATAGAAAGTGCACGTGCAGGGGTTGTACCACAATTGGCCCGGTAGCAAATTGTTTGGCGGCACACAGTCGGGGCCCGTGATGATTGGGCAGCTGACACATGTGAAGTGGATATCGCAGCAAGGATTGGTTGCCATTTTGAATTCCTTTTAGGACAAGACAGTTATTACTGCTGGAGCCGGGGATGCCGAGGATGCCCCAGACGACCCGGACATGAAAGCTGCGGCAACTTTAGCATTTGCTTTATTTCCGACTCGCAGTCCGTATGTTCCACCGGACATTTTTCCTGATGCCACGGATATTTCAGTTGTACGGACAGATGCATCGGTGCCCATCAGATAGTAAGCTGTCTCGAATGCCGCAGCAGTCCAATTGCCGACCTGCGAAATATGTCCAACATTAGTAAGTGCTACACCGGATACTTGACATCCTCTGGAAGTCAGCGATTTGCCCACGCCAGCTATATTGATATTCTCAACGGCAATTCCGCCAAGATTCAGATAGATTGGTCGAGTATTGGTAGTGATATCCGCATAAATATCAATAGTGTTTATGGCGGCGTTGGAAGTGAAATCTCCCATCACCCCATTATCTCCAACAGTAACATCTCCTACAACATGCACTCCATAGCTAGGAAATTTATCAAATGCGGCAGCGACATAAAAAGGCTGAAGCAGTATGCAGTGCCGGGCAATATTACCCGTCAATTCTACATTGATATGCCCCCCAGCAGCTTGCCAAGTGATCCCATCTTCTCCGGCCTCAGTCCGCATATCCCCAACGATTTTTCCTGTGCTGGATATGCCAAACACTGCCGGATGAGTATCAACAACTGCAGCTGTGCAGTGCGTCCCAACAACATCGCCAAAACTTCCCCCGGTGCACGGGGTTGTGCCATATGCGCCGTGAGTAAGAACATGTCGGCAGTTCTGTCCACGAATAAAATCTACTCGTGTGTTGCCGCAGCCTGCCACCACAATACCATACCCCAGTCCCGCAGCATTCGAATCCTTTGCAAATACCGAAGAAATATAAGTATTGTAGCATTGCTGCAATACAACACTGCGGGCCGCGCAGGATTCCACATGGATATCCCGCAAGACTGCGTCTGAGTAGTTCAACAAACTAAGTCCATTAACAGCTGAAGCGCCGCCAATGATTTTAATAGATGAAAATTCCACCGCAACTTTTGGCAGTCTACGGACAGATGCGGCATTTGCAGTCAACAAATTAACATAAGCCCCCTCATCCACTGTGAACGAATCAGCAGTGGGAATGGTTCTTACTCTGCCCCAGTGAGAAGCGAGAGAATTGGTAGCAGTCTCAGCAATCAGATTAGACTGGGCGAGGATAACATCGCCTGGCAAAAATCCGTGACCTGTAGCTGCAAAAGCATTACTGCCTTGCCGAGTATTTGCAGTAAGAGACTTTGCAGCTTCAAATACTGCACCAGAATCTGCAACCCAAACGGTACCTGTCGCAATGGCAGATCCGTCAATGGTCATGTTCTGGGCTTTGTACACCGGGGAGGTGATAGCTGTATTGACTTTGTATGTCAATCCGACCCCATCAACCACAACTTGATTGGCCTCCCCATACACAAGTGCATCCGTAACTGCCTGAAAATCATCCGCAACTCCATCGCCTACAGCCCCAAAATTCAGCGGAGTCACGTAACCAAAGTACTCGGCCATTTGTGCCAGAGTAAAATCGGAAAATCCTTTAGGAGGGAATACTCCCAGCCCAATCAGATCAGGAACAAGTTTTCCCAAATTGTAGTTGCTCATGGTTGCACCTCCCATCCAGAAATACCAGTAACATTCAAGCCAGTGTAGGTAAATGTTTTGACCCAAGTATCAACACCGTCTGTGACAGTAATGGTTTCAACATTATCATCAATGTTGTATGCAAGGGCTTGGGGCAGAGAGTGGAAATCAGCCGGAAGCACAGCGCCAACAGAATCATAATCCTGCAGGAAAGGGGTTTGCTCACGAACTGCAGCCTCAATTTCCTCGCCCACAGATTCCATCGTCCCTTGCAGGGCAGCAGTTTGAGTCTCCGAAATGGTTTGCAATTGATCGATTGTCGCAGGGCACAAATTTGTACTAGCAGCGGAATCGCAGCCGGTGCCGACCAGATTTTCTGGGCAAGGGATACGATCAGCAATTGTGAAACCGGGCAGAGGAATTGTTACTTCGGAATCGGCAAACAATGCGAAACCAGTGATAACTTCGCCGGCACAGACAGCCGTAACCCATGCAGGAATGGTGAGTGCATCGGATTCACGACGTACACAAATCAGGAGTGGATCGTCTCCGCATTGGGGCAGCACAAGCCCAGCACAATTTTGACAGCTCATTTTGGATTCCTAGAGAATTATTGCAAAGAAGTTGAAAGTAGAAAAGGGATACTGAGCTGCCCCAATATCCCTTTTATGGACAGCAAGAATTGAATTACGCCGGGGGGTCTTCCGGGCAACACGGATCAACCATGCAAGTAGGAAGTTCGAACCCCTTGGGCATGTCGACGAACACACCACCTTGCCGGGCAACTGGTCGAACGAAGAACTGCATCGGGATTCCAGGAACATGACGCACTTCAGGATCGAAGATTGCATCACACGGCTCAGCGTCACGGATAAGAATGGGCATTTTTAGCTCCTATGAAAGATTGAATTACACAACAATGGCGCACAGATCAACTTCAACAGAAGTTGGAAGTGCGTTGACACCTTCATCGCTGGAAACATCCCCAGCAGCAAGTGTGATGGTTTCCGCAATAGGAAATCCTTCCAGCGGCAAAGTGTAGCCCACAGTTTCTGTAAGGACAATGCTTCCGCCTGCCAAAAGTTCCGGAGTGGCGGGCAAAACAATTTCGGAATCGCCGGTAAGAATTGGAGCACCAGCAATCACAAGAGACACAGGAACAAGTGTCAAATTGTGCAACGGGGCGGGACCAGTATTTGTGATCGTCAGCGTGTAAACCACATCATCCGAACACTCACGAGCGCCGATCGACAGAACTGCAGTAAGAGTCGCAATTTCTTCGCAGCAGGGATCGACCATGCAACCGGGCAGCTCGAAGCCCTTCGGTTGATCCGTATATACACCACCTTGACGCGACACAGGGCGAACAAAGTATTGCAGTGGAATTCCACGAATGGGTTTGCTGGGAGGATTGAAAATGGCGACACAAACACCGCCAGGACGATTCAGATTGGGCATGATTATTTCCTTTTATGTCAAAGAGATGGACGCGTTGCGGGCAGTTCCATTCGAAATTTGACTTCCGTTGCAGGTTCCGTAGATATAGCCCGCAGGAATTGTCACAACATGAGTCAATGGGAGAGAGCCAATTGCTTGGTATGTAACACTGACAGTTTCGGTGTGCGCTGCACCTGGCGCCAATGTCGGGATAGCGGCGAAACCAATCGAGGTTGCACCTGCAGTAATCAAAACATCCACACCGCCAATGCCCAACTGGGGCATTGCCAGGTTGGTGATTGGACTCGATCCAACGTTGCTGACAACAACTGTCAAATCCGCAGTGGTATTGTCCGGAACTGAGGTAGGCGTGAATGCGAATGTTTCAATGCTCAGTCCGCAATAGAATCCGGATGCCGGAGCGATTGTCAGAGTGACAGCGCCACCACCAGCGGAATAAGAATTTCCACCACAAGTGAAAGTGGCCGACGAGGAAGGAATTGTGACAGTCGCATCTTGAGGCGAGCCAGAGATGTTCTGGACTTGTAAGACAAATTCGAATGTGCTGGAACCTTTTCCTTGGACTGTTTCATTTGTCAAGCTCACTGGAATTGCAGACGTGAACTGCGAAGGCAGACTCAGAGCCGGCAGGTTGAAAGCATTAATCGGACAGCTGTTGGTATTTTTAACAACCAACAGAAGCGTGACTGACTGCCCGGAAACTGCATTATTGTCACTGAAGAAGGGGGTAACAGTGACTCCGCCTTGGCAAGTGCATTCTTCCACAGCACCACATGCCAGAACTTCCACTGAGAAACTTGCAGTGTTTGGAACTCCGCCAGGATAGATCGGAGTGAAAACAACAGCTGGCTGAGCATCTGACAACCTAACTTTCACATTCACCACATTTCCATTGGAGTCAGCCTTCAAAGGAATATATTCCACCGGGCCAACTCCAGGAGTCATGCGAACGGTGAAAATTGCGAAAGGCAGAAGTCCGCTCACATTGATTGTGGCTTGCTGGCCCTCAGTGATTCTCGAAGGGGCAACACTCCAAGTAAATGGGGTAGGTGCGGGATTCGTTGGGCCAACTGGCCACTTGCAACGAGTTCCAAGAATCGCACAATCAACATCCAATTGCCCTAGGGAGTTGATGTACAACCCGGAATTGGGGGCAATTGCAATTGATGGAATCGCAGCAGCACTTTGAAAGCTGCTTTGCGATTCAGGTTTGAATGAGGGATTGCCACATGGGACTGGCTCTCCGCAGTTTTCACAGCATTCGCTCATAAAATCACCGGAAGCCTTTTTGGGGTTACAAGAATGTAGTCGTCTTTAATTACAACTCCCAAGTATTGTACTTCCGGCGGCGCAGTACCAAACACATTAGGATCCTCTGTGATCACTCCCGCCTCGGTTAGAAACAAGTGAGTGCCAATAGGATAAGCCACTGCCTGTTTCAATAAACAATCGCCGGAGATTTGAGTCCCATTGACCGTGAGCTTGGAATGGCGAGAGGGATTAAATGGGGTTGCGGAGCCATAGCGATTCATCTAGAGCCTCCCTCAAACATAACTGCTTCGATGGAAGACAAAGAGAAAGTTCCCATCAACTTCAGAATGTGATTCATGCCAGTGATGCGGAGGCCATATTTTTTCATAGAATCTGTCGCATGAGTTGGAATGGCGTAGATATCTTCCATCAAAGTCATTCCATCGATGGATAGGATGATATTCAATGTGAGAGTCCCAGAAGGGTCGAATAGCCCGCCCAAATGAACTTCATCCAGAAGAGTCATTGATGCACGATTGAGTGAGAGCCTACCAAACAGGAAAACGGAATCTGTCGCAGGCTTATTCAGCGCGAATTCCAGAACCTTGATTGTCCCGTCATGCTGCAAAAATCCAAAAGATTTCCTGGCATTATCTTCGCCAAATGATTCTGGCCGCTCATAGGTAAACACGTCGGTGTGTGGAATTCGAAGTTTGCCGAACCTGGCTAGCCCAATGTCATAGATGATGGCATGATTTAGTTTCTGGATGCCATAGGAAATCGCCAAATACCGTGAGGCTACCACATTGATTCGAATTTCCAGTGGCGAATCGTGGGAGAGTTTCACCAGATTATTAGGACACTGTGAGGTTGCAGCTTGTTGTACAACCGGATGATTGGGATTGAGCACCTCCGAACCAATTCTCATTTCGCCATCGAATGAATTGATGTAGTCTTCAATGTATCCGCAGGTCAGCATGTCTGTAATTTCAGGAAACACAAGACGAGCTTCATTCTGCCGGATGGTCTGCATACCGGCCTTTGTCCACGCATAGTGGAGAGAGAATGTGGTATCGGAGGCCACATGACGGGGGGAAATGATACCAGCTGATCCGGTAACTTCCGTGTAATTGAATGGGTAGGCAAGATCGGAAGTTGCCTGAGCGTACACCGCATTCTTCGTGGAATACACGATGAATCCGGAAGTGTGGGGGAGTGCGGCAACAATCTGCCCGCGAAGTGGGACGAGAGAAGCTGAACCTGCCCCAGTTCGCAACGACGGGGTGAAATCTGCAGGGTCTTCGAATGAAGAGTAATAAATTGTATCAGTTGTCCAGGCAATCAGAATGCCGACGGCCGAAGTAATTCCAGCAACTTGATCGGAATCAAGCCCAATCAGAGTTACCGGTTGCAGTGTTTTCGAGATTGGATCGTATTTGAATACGCCCTGATTCTTGTAGCACACATAAGTTTCTTGGCGAACGTGTGCGAAGGATACATCTCCGGAGAAACGAATGTCTGTCGGTAACTGAGTAGATCGCCAAACTTCAGCATCGGATGAAATGAAGTTCTGACCACCTGCCGGAGATAGCAAATGATTCATCCCATTGTAATCCTCCAGTTGGATGATCTGATCAAAACTATCCTGCTCATTACAAGTATTGTCAAGGATAGTTTTGTAGTCTACAGATTGATACCCGTGGGATACCGGCATTACATTATGCATGTAAACCGGTTGAGCAATTCCCAATTCATCATTCGCGGCAACTCCCGAATAAGCATCTGTGACGATGTAATCGGTGTCTCCATTGGAGCGAATGGAGGTCGATGGGCCAAAGAATTGGCTCAGCATCGGGAATTTGGCAGCTTTCAGATTAAAACGGACCTTGGCCATATTGCCTCCGGGCAAGCAGTTTCAGAACAGAATCTTTTTGCGGCAGAATTTGAGCATAGGACAGTCGAAGCATCGACTTACCGGGCATTTTTGCAAGAACGGATAGAACAGATGGGTCACGGGATAGAAGTTTGAAATCACCGCACACACTAAGCTTGTCCCCATTCCCTAATTGCAATTCCACGAACTCAGTCTTGGAGCAATTGCAATGAATGTCCAATAGGTAGGTTGCTTTATTTGACCGAATGTGGGGCTTCGGGGAGAACTGAGCAACTTGGGCTGTGTGCCTTCGATTGTGCACTTCCCAGTACTGTTTGATCGAACTCTTGACAGATTCAAGATCGTTCGATTTGTGTACCAAATCATGGGCGACAATGTCATGTTGAATCAGGTAAGTTGCGGGAGATGATAACTCCGATTCAACAAACTTCCCGGTCGCGCCCTTCGAGAATGTGATTGTTTCCAACTCATCCTTGTTGGCGAATGCAGGAAGGGTCATTTGATTTGGACCACGAGCGCCATATTTTTCCAGCTTGAAACGGTTGCTTCCTTGCACGCCCAACGCATAATATGGGCCGGGTGCGTCAAGTTGAACATCAAAGATCCGGCTCATAGCTTGGATTCTCCATCATGATTTTATGTTTGTAACCGCTACGAACTGGAACCAATCCGCCAACTTCCAGATATAGCGCAGATGCCAGGGCACGATTGCCCACAATGTTTGCAACTTTTGCCGCCGCCAGGGTTGCAACTGCATCTTCGTATTCCATGGCAATCCAGGAATCTTCGGGCTCTGGGGTTTGGCAGTATGCAATCACAATCTGAGATTGCAAGTTGCTTGGATTCAAATGGAGAGTTTTCCCCATCATGTAGTATCCCGGGCATGATAAATCCAGGGGAGAAATCTTCTCTATCTTCTGGTCGGATTCCGTGAAAACCCCCATAACCCGGCGGAGATTTGGGATCAGGGAAGACAGATCAACTTTTCCAAGTTGTCGAACTCCCATAGTCAGTACGCCTCGCTGAATGTCCTTTTCGAAGAAGCCAAGAGAATGGTATTCATCAATAGCCCCAGCAACAGCGATTTTCGTTTCGTTCACCCGATCGAATCGGCCAGTTTTGGTGACCGTTTTCGAGTAGATGGTATCAAGAATGCCCATCTCAAATCTCCTTGAATTTGCCAGGATACTGGCGAACCATCGCACGAAGCACAGTGATTTCTTCCACTTTGTGAACTTCCGCCGTGTGGCCGGAGAACTTGATGGTTCCGCCATTGCGGAGATGCACTTCACCATTCTTCGTGGCACACCAAAATTTCAAGGTGGTGATAGCTTTCAGAACTCCCATGGGATTTCCCTTGGTATCCTGATAAACAATTGGTGTAACAACTGGAGTTTTCAGTTGCGGAGGATAGGTATTGGGGACCAGAACCGGATCATCGGCAGTGGTTGCTTTTTGTTGTGCCAAACGTTCTTTTGCTTTGGCCAGCAGAATTTCGCGAGCGTCCATGATTTTTCCTGAATTAACAAACAAAAAAGGGGCGCAGAGTTTCCCCCACGCCCCCGGTATCACATCACCAGATCAGAATTGATCAGAGGTTGTTTTCGCGGATCGCATCGATCGTCGGCGAATTGGCAGGCATCGCAGGAGATGCAGTCGTCACACCGTCGCAGAATTCGGTGTCAGCAGAATTCGATTCCACGATCACCGGTTCGCAAGTGGCGATGCAGGCAACGCCGTAAGTACTGGTGAAGATCGTGTTGATCGAATCCGCATTGCCTTGCACCACGAAAGCGTATTTGTCCGGAGCAGTAGGCATCACGTATTGCACCACACCCATGCCGTTTGCATCGAGAACGATGTTCACAACACCGGTAGGAGTGGAAATATCCACATTGCCCAGAGGCTTGCCATACTTGATTTGCAACATGATCGTTGCACCGGGTTCCACAGGACCTTGATCGCACGGATGCGAAATCTCGAAGCAAGCTTCGTAGACGGTAGGCGCAGGAACACACGGTTCGCAAGCAGCTTGCGTCAAACCGTAGATCACAGCATTTGCTTCCGGAGCGATGCATTCCAGAGTGAGTTCGGAAAGGAAATCCCCGCCTTCGGCATCAATGCCCAGATCGACAGAACCACCGGAACTGTTCACGTTCGAGTTGAAAGTTTTGTGCAGCGATTTGCGGCCTTTCAAATAACGAAGTGCCAGCGACGAAGGATCGACGATCAGCGCCATGCGCGACCAACTGGGGTTCGTGTTCAGCAACGGGTGGGTCATCAAACGCAGAATGCCCCCGGACGGAGTTTTGTAGGTCGTGAACGACAGACCGAAACTGGTTTGATTTTCCGTGAACTGGTACTGCCCTTGGTTGGTGATGATTTCCTGAATCACTTCCATGCCAGCATTGCCGGTGTACAGAACACGATCGTTGCCGAATTTCGGATCGGTCACGATGTTGAAAACATTCTGAGTCATGCGATCCAGTTGTTTCTTCGTCGTGGTGGTTGCTGCGTATTGCACGTTTTGAGGTGCGTATTTCCGCAGCATCGCCAACAGACCGTCCATCTTGCGCATCGGCTGACCGTTCACCACCGTCGTGTGCAGTTCAGAGAACAGCATTGCAAATTCGATTGCAATTGCATGGAACATGCCCGCATCCGATTTCGAACCAGCTACGATGTTGGTTTGACCGCCCTGAAGTGCTGCGATGTAATCGACGGCGGAAGCAGTTCCCGAAACAGCGTATGCATTGCGGAAGATTTGAGTTTTGTTGCTCATTTCTTCTTGTGCGTATGCACGCATCAACGGACGCAACGAAGCTTCTTCGTGCGCATTTCCGATGTATGTCATTCGCGTGCCAGACGGAATTGCCAACGGCGGCGAAATGCCCATGCCACGGCGAACGATCATCGATTGCTCGCCGACCACCGACTCCACGAACAGTTGTTCGTCGGTGCCTTCGACCAGCAGAATGTCTTTCGGCATGAAATCAGCAGTGGTTTCCACAGCGATTTGCATCGAAGCACCTTTCACACCGGCCGGAATGTTGGCAGATGCAAAAGTTTTCGGGAACACTGCAACACGGCCCATCCAGGTGTGCGTGGTGGAGCCGATTTCGGTTTGTTGCATCGCTGCGGACAGCGCGAACAGTTGTGCCTGACCGAAAGGATATTTCGTCAGGACAGTTTTCGACATGGAGTCGGGGAGAGCACTCGGGTTGAAGTTGCTCGTATTGAAGAGACCAAGAGTGGACATTTTGATTTCCTTGAGGAAAGTTGAATTGGTTTAGAAATCCGTAGCGGATTTCTGGGCTTCTGCAATGTTCACTTCACGCGCATTGGGAGTCGTCTCCTTTTGCCCGAAGTTGGCACTGAAATCTTTCATGTAGCCCTGGACCATATCGCCAATATCAGATGGCGAACTTCCGGGATTTGCTTCAGAAAACTGGCGGGTCAGAGCGGAAACCATCAGATCACCGCCAGGAACATTGAAGAATTCGCCAGTCTTGTCGCGAATAGTTTTTGCGGATTCAAGGCGGCCGACATGTTCCGCAACCATGCGCTCCATTTCCGAGCGACCTTGTTTGGAATTTCCTTCGACCAGCGTATTGGAAGTCATGGTTGCATCCACGAACAGATTGCGCATCGCATCCTGTTGGGCTTCCATGAAGGTAGACATGTCACCTGATTGGATTTTCTGTAGCTGTTCGGGAGTGGGATTGAAGAAATTCAATTTCTTCGAAGCTTCCAGAAGTGCATCACGTTGCAAACCTTGTGGGCCGGACTGCTGTTGATTGGGCTTTTGATTGCCCTGTTGTTGGCCATCTTGCTTGGCAGGTTGTTTGGTCAGCTTGGTTTTCCATTTGTCAATCCAGTTGCCGGTATCGCCGGATTTGGATTCAGGCCCTTTGGAGTTGCCCGATTGTTGCATCTGGGTAAATTCTTCCATCGTAAACGTGATGGAGCCGTCTTTGTTTTGAATAGGCATTTCAATTTCCTTTAAATTGGGTCAAGATCGGGATCATTTTTGCTGGCAATGAAAATCAACAAGTCATCATACACTGCTAATTCTGCCAGACTTGCGGCAAGTTGGAGAGGGGAGGATTGTGCGTTCGTCGTATCGATCCCTTTCATCTTGGAAAACGCCTCAAATTTTTTCATGTGGAGATAGTCCCGGAAAGAATCTGGGACCTGAGTTGCTGTGCTGAGTTCTTTTGCATTCAGCTCCAGACACATTACTGACTGAGCGAATTGAATTTTAGCCACGGCCAAGCATCCTTTGCATCAGTCCAGAGGATTGTTGAGCTTGTCCGACTTCAGCATTTCCTCGTGCAGTAGCTTCTGCCTGTGCTTCCGCCTGTAATTGTTGCTGTTGCTGGGCTGCACGGGCTTGTTGTTCTTCGGGCGTGTATCGATAGCGATCCATCTTCACCCCTTCACCATTCGACAACATATCCAAAAACATCTTCGGGACATTGTATTGCTGAGCAAGTTCTGGAATCGCTGGAATGGATTGCATGGCAACTGTCAGAACTTGAGTGTTCAACATTCGCTGCGCGGAAACAAGTCCGTCGGCGAGTTTGAATGCGGGCAGCATTTTCCGCAGTTCTTCGGAATTGATTCGGACAGTTCGCTCCATCGATTGCGAATAGGAATCTTCAGAAGTTTGGAACTGCTGGATGTTGTACTTGATGATTTCTTTCAGCGGAGTGTAGAATGTGGAATTCAGCCCCAGTGCCATAGAAATCAATCTGGAATCCGAAGCTGTCATCGACTCCTGGAACTGTTCGTTCGTTTTATTCCCGCGAACGAATTGGCCTTGTGCAACAGGATTCGAGCCTGAGATTTCATTTCCGAATCCGAGCAGAGAAAGCGCTTGTTGAAATCGCTGGCCAAGTGCGGGGTCGGAGTAGGGGATTGATTGGTATGCGGCCCGCACATCGGCGGATGGAGAACCAGCTTTGAGCGGGATTTTTGCTGTGGAACTCGGATTGTTAGCATGTCGCGGATCAATCATGTGCGGGTTGTACACAGCGCGATCAGCAATTGCGCGGGCAGAAGATTTCACATCTGCATCGATCAGTTTGTTTGCCAGAACTTGGAGTGATTCCATGTTATGACTGAATGATTTCGACGTGTGGCCGACACCGTCTGCCATGGCCGATGCGAACAGCATTGGAAGATAGTTATGGTTATAGTTGGTTTCCTCGATGGAGAGAAATTTGCAGCCGTTGAGAATTAGAATCTTGTACAGGCGCGGGATGATGGAATCATCAGTTTCCTTGTGGAGACCTACAACTGCTGGAATCGTGCGGATGTAGAGGGTTGTAACTTCATACGGAGTATTGACAGCGTCTTTTTCCGCTGAAAACTTCTTTGCGATTTCCGAGTCCGGAATATCGAAGTATGTAGCAGATTGCTCCGGAGTGATATTTGGAACTTCCTGAGTGACCCGCGGAGTGGCATACAGTTTCACCATCCCACCTATCACATCAACATAATCCGGTTTGCGTTTTTTGGCTTCCGTAGGATACACCAAATTTTTGATTTCTTCGTTGGTGTATTCCAACGAACTCAGCAGGTCCAGAAGTTTCGGAAGTGTGTAGGGTTCAACATGCCCCGCGTAGTCACCACGACTGCAAACCTCATTCAATGGAACAGAAGTATCCCAGAATGCATTCCCGGGATGAATATGTTTGATTTGATTTCCAGCGTACACCTGCTGAATATTTCTGGATAGAACCCCGGTGGATTCATCCCGAGTAACTTTAGTGGTAGTGAGAATTTTCCACTCCACTTCCGCCACCATAATGTCATATTTCAGTGTATCCAGATGGCACAAAGAAAGTTGATGTGGCCAACCGAATCGTTCTGCATCAGCTTCATTCACTGCATCATATTGTTCGCCAATGGAAGTGAATTCAGCAGGGGCAACTGCCTTGAACATCGGAATGGGAGAAAGAAAGATCGATCCCAGACGAGCGCGGGCAGTATCCGTCTGGCTGAATACGGTGGGGATTTCAAAATCCGCTTTTCCATTGTCCTTTTCATCCCTCAGCAAATGCGCCGCAGTGTTGTGGGGATCGGTGGATTTCTTGCTTTCACGGAAATATGCAGCATCTCTCTTCTGGAAATAGCTGCGAAACTGGTCGGAGTTTGTCCTGCGAATAGCCAGCACAGCATTCTGCACCGCCAATCGCTCCATATTTGCCGACATTGTGGAAATCAAATTGGATTGTTTCATATCAAATAGGGCTGGTTAAGTAATCGGGGAGAACCGGGATTTCCATTTGCTCTCTGCCAAAAGGGGATTCAAGTGCGATCAAATCACCAAATTGTTGTTTCACCTTAGTTGCATATTCTACCGTATCCATCAGGTTATCTTTGTTGTTTTGGATGAGAGGATTGAAGGCTGTGGCTTCGGAGGAAAATTGCAGCTTAGTGTTTTCTACAAAGCCAACTTCGCCCACTTGGGAGGACTTGATGATGTTGATCAGACGAGAGTTCTTGGACATGCCCCCAGAGTTGATGCCAACAATATGAAGGCCGGATAGCATTGCGGCGGAAATAAATTCCTCAAACCAGAAGATTAGAGATTCTTGATAAGCCACATCTTCGGCAGCAATTAAGGATGCGCCGTAGGCAGTTGCAAGATCGATTGATCGAATGATGGTCTGCTTAGGGGTCAGAATTTCATCAACTGCGAAGATCAGGACTGATATACTGTCGATAATCCGGAAAACTGAGATGACTGTGTTGTCGGATTTCTTTTTTCGCCCGGAGGGGTCAATGATGATGTAGCAGCCCTGATGATATTCAATTTGCTCCGGAGTATAAACTTTTAGTTTTCCTGAATCGAAGGACAATTTCGAATTCATGTCCCCAATATTCATGATTTCCGCCCAGAAGATATCTTCTTTATTCTGGGATTTCAGCGAATTGTAATCTTTCAACAATTGCTGAAGTGGGTGCAGGGCTTCCCACAATGATTCCCCATCGGAAGTTATACCAGCTGCAATGAATGTTTGCCATTCTGGGTCTAGGGCTAGCTTCTTGAGAATTGCATTCGGAGTTGGGTACATGTTCGCCAGAAACACATAGGTACAGCCGAATGGGGAGCGTAGAAAGTTGATGGTTCCGTACAACCAATCAATAATTTTCGCGGATACTTGTTCCGAATCCGCATCTTCCCGGGTTTGAATATCGTCCATAATGATAAAATCAGGACGTGAGCCATCTCGAACCAGACCACGCAAGGAAGTTCCTTGTCCTGCCCCAGTTATCTTGATCAATTTCCCATCAAGACGAAATTCCAAATCTGTCTGAGTGGTTTTCAGCGCCCCAATTCGCCAGTTACTGAAAATGGTCACGATATTTTCGTGATCCAACAGCAATGTCAAGTCGGCGATGAAGTTCTTTACCCGCGCATCATTAGCGCAGACAACTACAATGTTACGTTTCTTTGAAAATTGTATTGCCCATAGGATCACAAATTTCAGGAAAGTACTCTTTGCAAATCCTCGGGGAAATCCAAGAGCGAATTTACTGAAATCTCGGGAAGCGTGAAGTGCGGTTCGAAGAATGTCAAAGATATGGCGATAGTATGAGGGGAACTCGAATTGATAAATGTGGGGAGCAGCAGTAGCCGCAAGATAGTCGATAGACATTTCACATGCCCGTCGAATATCCTGCGGATTTACATCATATGATTGCAGCTCTCTTTCAATCATTGGAAGGCTTCAATGCTTCTTCAATTGCTTTAATCTGTTCCGCAGTTGCGCCCAGTGCGGCGTAATACGGTTGACGAGCTTCCTGATTGGGTTTCGACCGCAATGCGGATTGCATGCACGGGGAACATTTCACCCCGATGGCTTGAAGAATTGTGGAGAGACTGGAATTGTTTCCTGCCATTTTGAGTTTCTTGAGATACTGGGTTGCGTCTGCAAATACTGGCATGATGGGGCTCCTAGATTTCGAAGTGTTTTTCGATAGCTGGAAGGGCTTTGGGAGCTTTGATGACAGCCTCGGCCATTTCATGTACGACTTGTTTTGAAAGAGGTTGCAGAGACACATCGCCAACTTTCAAAACTTGATTGTCTGGGGTTCGCAGGATTTCGATACCTACCATGCCCGAAGGAAGTGTGATTCTGATGGATGCGACATTGCCACCATTTTCTTGATTGTCCAGTTGCGATCCCAATTTCTTGGTGGCTTTGTTCGCCATGGTTGCAACAGCTAACAATTCAGTTGGTTTGTAGAAACCCTGATTCACGCGCTCCAGAATCTTGGAAGTTGCAGACAGTTCGATATCAACATAATTGTTGTCGATCTGCATACCCACTTGATTGTTCTTCGCACGAGCAGTTTGAATCTCTTCCACAATTCCCTCTTCTTGTAGGAACTGGGAGATGTAGGCAGGACTGACCCCGAAGATTTTTGCAACATCTCCGGGCTTGTAGCCAATCCCAAAATATTTAACAAGGTGTTCTCGGGATACAGTTGACATGATTAATCTCCTATTCAACAACTCCGATGGATGCGGCCGGAGTGACAGTGATAACTTGGGGAACTTTCACTTCGTACGGTTCTTTAACTGTGATCACATCGTTCGGACGGTTCAATCCATCGATCAACTTCTCACCCAGTTTATATCCGACACCAAGTTTCACGGTATCCAGCACACCAGATTTGATTTGGTTTTCCGGAGTCTCAGGCAACCCGTCCAATCCGGCTTGAACCGTGAAACCTTGTTCAGTTTGCAGTTGTGATTGCAGTAGCTGGCAACCGTGTTTCAATGCATCGGTGGCTGCATTCTGGTAGCAAGTAGAAATTGCATTCAATCGATTCACCTGGAATTTCACATGCTCAGTTTTCCGCTTCTCATTAGAATCCAAGACTTGCTTGAAACTTCCGCAGCCGGAGAGAGAAATGATTGCCAGGACAATAAGAGACTTTTTCATGGATGTGATTCCTGAAAGATTGGTTGATGTAGAGGATATTATATTCCTTCGCTTCATGCCATTTCTCGGAGGATGCAATATTTTTATTGCCCTAAATTGGTTGGTAGAATTTTTTAGAAAATTTGGGGAGGTAGCCTAATAGAGTAGAAGACCCCCACCCCCCAAAAAGGTCTGCCACCCCCTCAATATTTGTGGTTATATATGGATGGATGAATATAATTGATCGCTTATATATGCATGTAGTGATAGATACAGTATGTTAGTGAGTGCTTACTTATAAGGGCAATGTGGAATTGAAGTTAGTGCTTACTAGGATATAAGTTATCCACATAATGTAACAGAATGTAATAATAGTTATACATGACTTATCCACCGGTATCGGACTATAATGTAGACATCGACAGGATAATTCCGTCCTGTTGAAACTGGGAGATTGGATTATGAAACTGAAATTGAAGCAAGTGTCGGCTGGCAAGTTTGTGCTTGTCATCAATGGGATTGAAATTCGCGAAACTTCATTGGTTCGCGCCGTCACCGGGAGACTGATTAAAAAATGGGAGTTGATCTGACTCAGGGAATCCTGAATGATAATTGTTCTCAATCAATAGTTATCATTCGGGACAATCCTGTCCAATCATCATTTAATCAATTGAAGGAATATTTATCATGGCACTGAATTTCAACCCCATCAAGAAAGCGGTCACCAAAGGGGGCAATGTCTCCATTGAAAAGAATTCCAAAGGAGACAAGGTTACATGGCTGCGACTGGACGAAACGATCAAAGACAATGCAAGCAAGCTGGTAACCAGTAAGAATAATGTGGAGTACTCATGTGATGCGCCAAAGGTAGATATTGAATCGGCATTGCTGTGGCTTGGGGAAAATAAGCACATGGTCAATGTGCTCGATTGGTTTGATGGTTTGTTCATCGCTGCCAATCGTCCATTGCTTGCAACTGCTGGGGCAAGTGGGTTGAGTGAGTGTGAGTTGATTGGTGATATTGAATCGCTGGTAGCGTTTGATACGCTGCAAACTGCAAGGGGAAGGAAGGCCAGTAAACTGGATTCTGAGGCATGGAAATTGTACGCGCCGATTCTGTCTGAATGCTTGGGCAGATTCTTTTCCGAGAAAAAGATTCAGAATGTCACCCCGCTGGTAAATAAATACCTGCATTTGATCAAAGGCGCGATTGTGTATTTCTCGCCCATTGGGGATGAATCCACGATGAACAAGGCAAGTGAAATGATTCAGTATACTTTCATGTGGATTGTGGCGAATAAGCCTGACATGGAAGCTGCTGGAGCATTCGCAGTGCAGGTGATGGAAAGCAATAAGGCTAAATATTCGATTGAAGAAGGCAGTGAGTATTGAAGCAAGTATTAATCAGATTGAATTGCCCTCGATCTGATTCATGCATTCTAGGCAGTCATTGACCTAGAATGCGTGATAGTGTATCCTATAAGATTATTTAATTACATAGGGCACACTATCATGCAAGATCAATCGAATCAATCGAATCAAATTGTTATTGCTTTTCCCGAGCAATTAGGCAGCTCCAAGGATGAATTGCTTAATCGCAAATCCCTGCATCAAGCTATTGTCGAATCTGGAAATAGAATCGCTAGGGCTAAGAAAATCGAGTTAGAGGCGGATAGAGTTCGGGCAGAAAAAACATTCAATCGCTGGGACGCTAGAAGAATCCGAATCGAAGAATTGGTAACAGATATTGTATTCAACGGTCGAATTCCTACTAGAGTTGAATATCAGCAATTATTGGTTGAACTTCCCCCATTGATCAATGGATTCGATGAATATCGCGCATATTATGAAGAATTCTGGCATGAACACAATGTTCAAGGGTCCGCATACCACAGCAGAAATTACTTTATATCTAATGGTATTAAAGGGTTGAAGGATAAATTCGATAAAATTGGGCGCAAGCTATATTCCGATTTGATTTACTGAACTCTTATAGGGTTTTAAAGTTAGGTGTGTTGTTTCTATACAACATGGTGGTGGTGGTGATGGTTACATTGCGGACCGCTCAAGTGCTGTTTTTTATTCTGATTATTTTGATAGCAGATAAAATTGAATTTGAGTATAGTAGACAATATTCGATATTTATTTGATAGTATTAAATTCTGAATTTTATAGTGGAAAGAAAAATTGGAAAATATATTTGATTTGAAAAAAGTGAATTTTGATACATCAATCCGAGAGAGTTATTCGAGTATATTATCGAATGAATAACTGTAATGAATATCAAGTTCTACCGACCACCGACGATAACCATATTCAACACCATCAATTGAATTTTCAATCAATCAAGTAATCAAATAGGAAAAGGAATTATCATGAATCAATTTAGCACACAATGTGATAAAGCGCTGTTGAAGTACCTAATCGATGAAGCTACATGGGAATATGAAACCGGAGGACCCACCGGGTTGATTATGTTGTCTGCAGAAGCGGGACTGTCCAGACCGGAGCAGGATTTCCGGATAATGAGAGGCATGTCAAAGGAAGAATCTAGGGCAGTCTATTTCATGTTCGCGGGGTTTATCTTACTTGCGCTGGGGGAGGAAATTTAATTATGAATTATCAATTGAATCAATCACTGTCAGAAATCGACATGGAAATTGAAAATGCAATGAGTGAAGTCAGATGGAGTAAGATTGAATACACTCAAATTGCATTCATCAAATCCAAGCAGTCGAATTGTCCTAGGTTGTATTCATGGGACAATCAAGCACACATGTGGATCACGCGGACATATCGGGGAATGAAGATTAAGATTGATTTTCTACTTCCATAAGAATGGAATTCAATCGAAGTAGAAATAGAATTATCTGGATGGAATATTGGGAATATCAAATCCTAGTATCCATCCGGGCTAATTTTAATCTTATTGTTAGCCCGTCAATCCGATCAAATCCTAAGGAACCCTAATCATGTCAACTGTTGATTATTCCACTGCCCTGAAATTGGTCCGAGGAGAGTATCCCGATTCTCCCTACAAATCCATCCTCATCTATGGAAACCAATTCGGGGGAATCAGTTTCAAATTGTGCGGGAATGGAACATTGTTGGGATATATGAAGGATTTTGACAACCAAGGATTACCGAATGAATTGGTATGGTTGTCGGAAATCGCCGGGGAGCAGGAATTCAAGGACGGAGTAGCTGGATTTCTGAGCTACCATCCCGAATGCCGATCAGTTCCAATGTGATAATCACACAAGACTTAATTCCCACATTCAGCCAGGGGATTGACAATAAGAGATTATTGTGATACCCTGTTAGTGTTTGTAGTAGGATCGGATACAATGAGTTAGATACTAGTATTCGGGCCACCGCACACAAGTCTTGCAAATACAGATTCAATTAGATTCAATTAGATCAGGAGAATACTTAATCATGAACACCCAACAATCCCAAGTTCTGCGATCCATCAATCCCAATAATTCCATCATCCCGGATATCTTCCTATCCATGGAAGTTCGGGATGAGATCGAATTGCTATCCTATGTGAAAAATGGCAAATCAGGGGCCATATTCTCCACCATTCGATTCAACGAATATATCCATCGAACAATTAGTTCGACGAATAAAGCAAATCTGTCTCCATTTGATTCTTGGGAAATCACCTCGAATGGGCATATCAGATTCGTCAAGAATTCTAAGAGAATTATTCACTTGTCTGAATTGCCCAGGACTAATTCAATCTCCCAAAGTTCAATGAATCACATCAACTCCAGAAATCGAGGAATCAATGAGCCAAAGCCATTCATCGAAGATGTGAGGAAACTGTCGGCGAATGATAAAGACGGGGATGAAGGAGAATATTAATCCATCCGGCATCCTCCAATTCCCCCATAGTCCCTTCTGATAGAATATTGGATTCCCCCGAGTTCTATCCGAATATGATTAATTTCAATCATATTCAATCATATTCAATCAATCAACTCACAATCCTCATTCTTATTTATCATGAAAACTTCTGAATTCATCCGTGCCGCAGTTAATCAATATCTTTCTCCTAAGCTGCGTAAGGAGTTTAATGCGACTGCTACAAAATACCTCTGCGTCGCATTTGATAGGTTTGACTCCCCGGACAATTCCATGAACACATCTGCGAAATTGAAACGCATTATTGAAGAAGACCTTGCCCGACTGGGGAGTGGTGGAACGTTCTATTCCGCTGCAATTGTCAACTGTGGCTGGCGGGAATTCGAAGACAACGACGAATTCCAGCAACTCCGGTTCATGTATGCTGAATTCCTGGCCCTGTATTTTGAAGACCTAGGGGATTAATCAATTAATCAATTTCACCATCTCCCACACCGCCACAACTTAATCAAGATTGCCCGTCATGCAAATTCAATTTTACAGATCCTCACGAATCATCGAAAACATTGAGAAAATCTTCCTCACCAAGGAAGAACGATCAGCTCTCCAATCTCTCATGGATTTACCAGAAGAACTTCAATCGATCGTGGAAGATAAAATCTTCTTCGTCAATCGACTGACATTCAAAGGTTCACAGATCAATGCAGATGGATATCCAATTTCCCCCGATTTTCGACTTCCGATTGTCTGGTTAAATTCCCCAGCAGTCTGCAAGGCACATCTTGCAGCATCATTGGACAACCAATTGAAGATGGTTTATCGTCGCCCGAAACTGAACACTTCTATTCGCTACGATTTCCCGCGGCTGCTGATTTCCAAATCATTCGTCAAGTGCAACTTGATTTGATGAATTAATCATATCTCTCACCAACTCCCTAAATCTTAATCATATATCATAAAAATGTCCACATCAGGCATCCAGTTCAAATGCCCGCTCTCAGGACTATCAATGCATTTCTATGCATTTGAATCCCTGGGAATCCCAACACTCACAAGAATCCACCCCGCCATTGAATTCATGGCCAAAGATTCATGGATTCTGCGACAAGGAAAATTACAACAACAAAAAGTCATAGTTCAATTAGAAGAAACAGAACTTCTGATTGCCACTGCAACCTTGCTGCACATCAACCCATTGGTGGAATTTCACTCCGCAATATCCCCAAACATGGGATTGCTAAGGGAAAACTTTTCCCGCCTGTATTATGCTACAGGTTTCATACGCACACTGCGAAATCCCTCTGCCGATCTCCCAGGGTATTCCATCACCCCAAATTCCAATGATCTATCCTCCTTATTCGACGGATGGCTTGGAGAAATCGAAGATGAAAAGAAAAAGCTCAGGAAGAAATTCCGGGATGAAACTTTATCGAAATTAGAAGAACGATACAACAAGCGATTGAAAACCAGAATCTATGCCGGTCGCCAATTGTTCCATCAGCTGATCGACTTCAAAGTCCTTGAATGGTTGTTCGATCGCATGGGAATTCCAGAAGATGATTGGGATGTGTACCGGAAAATCATGTATAATGATATCTGGGAAAATCTCCGGACTGCCGATTGTGCCAAGAGATTGCTGGAATTGGAACAATATCTGGAAGCATGGTTCTCCCTGGGAGTTCATAAACCAATTGTGCATAAACGATTGCATCATCAACTATCCGAATTTCTGGATATGGGAGGAAGTCTCCCAGTCGGATATTACACCAAGAATTCCGATGGTGAAATTGAATCGCCGAACTTTGGTTCCCTTGAATCTTTCAAGAAAATTATCAAACCCAAGTTGGCATTCTCCCCGGTATTCACTCCGGTGACTCAGAAATCATTGAGCACAAAACCAGTGCGCGGGGATTATGGATCAGTTCCTGAATTCGCTCGGGCACTGGTGGAGTGGTCCAGGAAAAACAATTTAGGGTAACTCCATGATACTATTCATCTTCTTATGTATCGCATTCGCCCACTGCGCATTAGATGGCTACAGTCTCTACATGAAATCCATCGCAGCAGCAACCATATTCCTGCTGACTTACGGATTCTTCTGGGTATTCTTCTCATGACCAACAATCCACAATCCTCCAATCTCCCAATCATTATTATCCCAACTCAGATCGCAGCCCAATTAAAACTGCGCGCGATCAAGGAAAAGAAGCAGGTAAATTTCTACCTGGAACTCTATCGAGCCGAAAAACAGCGAGAAATCCTTGCAGCACAATCGAATGGAACTTCACAAATAGCTGTCCCATCGGGAATCTCAGTTACTGCAATCACCAGCTCTGATAATCCTGATGGGCTGCACAAACTTCTTGCGGCAGCTGATATCCCATTGAATGAAAGCCAACTACGGGCAGTTGAACTGGCAATTGATTTTCAATCCTTCTGTCTGATCGGCCCAGCTGGAACTGGTAAAACTTCCACAGTCAACCGAATCATTCGGGAGTTGGTTGCATCTGAAAAAGTTAAACCAATAGGTGAAACTTGCAAAGCATTCAGAGCGGCAGATTTTGCAATGGTTGGGTGTGCGTATACTCGCCGTGCGCGGGATAATCTTGCCCGCAATTCGCCTCCGCAATTGGCGACTTCCACACTCCACAATCTGATTGAGTTTGCGCCCACCAAGAAAACCGAATTACTCCCCGAAGGTGGATTCAAGGAAAAAATCGTATTCGAGCCTGCTCGATGCAAATCGAATCCCCTCCCGGTTAATCTTCAAATCATTATCATTGACGAAGCATCGATGGTATCCACTGAGCTGTTCGATCAAGTTCTGGATGCGATTCATCCTATGTCCCGGATAATGTTCATTTTCCTTGGCGACTTGGCACAACTTCCACCAGTATTTGGTCATGCAATTCTGGGATTCAAACTCCTGCAACTTCCAGTTGTTGAATTGACAAAAGTCTATCGGCAGAAAGATGGGGAGATTCTGGACTTCGCAACTCAAGTGCGGCAAGGAATTCAATTCAAAGAGCGAGAATTCAAATCCGCCTTCTTCAACAATCCCCGGCTTACTGTCTACAATTCCAAAGTTGTAGAATCCATTGAAGCCAGGACATTCAAGGCCGGGCATAAAATTCAAGAACTGATTCACACAAATCAGGTTGACCCAGAATCAGGAGATTTCATCCTCTGCCCATACAACAAGCAGTTCGGGACTATCGAACTGAACAATTGGGCAGCGGATTACTATGACCAACGGGATAACAGGAAACTGTATACAATCGTAGCCGGATACCAAAAGAAGCATTTCGCGATTGGTGATAAAGTTCTCATTGAAAAACGTGATGCATTGATCATTGGTATTGATCCTAATCCTGCTTATTCCGGACGCATTCCCCCAATGCCCTCCACAACAATTAATCGTTGGGGTGTGACTCGTCATGGTAAATACATGTCGGAGGGGGTTGTAGAACAGCCGGAAGATGAGGAAGATTATTTCAACTCTCATATGGGATCTTTGGAAGATGCATTGGAGAATCAGGAAAAAGGTTCCCAACAAGCATCCCATATCATCACATTCCAAATTGTCGATACTGGAACAGTTGGCAAGGTTAAAACAACTGGAGATATCAATGCAATGGAATTGTCCTATTGTTTGTCAGTCCATAAATCCCAAGGATCACAGGCAAATACAGTTGTCATCTTTCTATCCCGCCACCACCGCAGATTGCAATGCAGGGAATTGTTATATACCGCTGCGACTCGCGCAATCAACCGGCTCATGATCTTCGCTGATCCTGATTCCATCAACAAATGCATTCGCACTCCAATTATCAAAGGAGATACTATCGAAGAGAAAGCGGAATACTTCAAGGGCCTTGCCCGGGAAAGGCAAGATAATAACAAATCCATCGGCGAGTATAAACAGAAAGCCATGGAATTTGATGACATTGATATTGGAGAAGATTAATCATGGCCACCACTCTCATTTCCCCTAAACTTCACATCGAATTGGAGAAGCTGCAGAAGGATTTCGCCACATCAAAGAGAATCTACAATCAAGCACTTGATAATCTGGTGAGGAAAAAATTCCCCGAAGTATGGGATGGCTATGCGATCATGTCTTTTGTCAAAGACAATCGCAATCATTGGACTCATTCTGCCTACCTCAATCGCCATTTCATCCTGTCCTTCTTCCGCAAGGGCGCAGGATTGGCTTGGAAATTGAGCGAAGATACTGATCAATTCGTTCGTTTGGTGGATGATATCTCAAAACTTCCCCGTGATCAATTGATTTACGCCCACAAGAATTCCACCAAAGCATTCAACAACGCCCGCGAATCCCTCGCTAAAGAACTCTACAACCCCAGTGACTATCAAACTTTCCCCCTTTAATTCGTACAATCCTCTAGGTCTTGACACTGGCCTAACTTACTGATACACTACGTGTTCCTAAGCTGGAGAACCGGCAAAGGTAGTTCCCTCAACAAACCCTCAATTCTTTTCAAGGAATTTTTTCAAATGGCCAAGATTCTCAAAGCATCCCTGATTGCTGTCGCAGCATCCATGCAATTCCGCAATGCCGAAGTCGGCGAATCCGGATCCAATCCCGCAACCGCATCGGCTGAAAAACCCGCCGAAAAACAACCGGAAATCCGCCAGCAGCCCATGGAAGATGGCCGCGTTCTGGTCACTTTCCCTTTCAAGTTCCGCAAGAAAAAGGAAAAGCAAACCGGCCCCGATGGCAAGGAAGTCGAAGTTGCCACGCAACGTGCGGGCTTCGAAGTTTCGCTGGCCAAACACACGCAGGAAACCCTGCTGGAAATCTTCGTCGGTGAAAACAATGCTGTCAAGGACTACATTGTTTCGCTGGTGAATGATGAACTCTACGCAGCGCTCAAGGCCCAGACGGAAGACAAGCCCGATGCCAAATCTTTTGGTGATCTGGATTCCAGTCTGCTCACCATCGAACAGCTGGCGAAGGATGCCGCAGCTGGTGGCGGTGGCAAGCCGGAAAAGGAAGACTTCGAGAAGTTTTGCGCGCACTACATCAAGGTCATGCCGGCGGTTGCTGGTGTTTCCACGGATGCCGCGAAGAATGCCGCATCGGAATTCATGAATGGCCGCTTCACGAAAACGGCCTATCACGAAAACATTCTGAAGAACTTCCAACTGCGGCTGGCCACCTACGTGGAAAAAGCTCCCGATGCTGGCGACTTCGAGGACACCGTGCAGTGGCTGCAGAAGAAAATCGAGCGCCTGCTGGCCGCAATCTCTGGGTCCACGGAATATTGATTTCCGGGCAGTGATCTAAAGTCAAGGGGACTAATCGGATTTTCTGGTTAGTCCCTTTTGTTTAGATTATTAATTCGGAGGGTCAAATGGATATAGTAAAATTCGACGGTCAATATCGTTGGCTTAGCAACTTCTGTCCAGCTACCGTAATGTTAGATGGGGCATTGTACCCCTCAGTTGAGAATGCCTATCAAGCCGCAAAAACCTCGGAAGGGAATCGTGGCAATTTTATTCAATGCTCCGCAGGACAGGCTAAACGGTATGGTAGGTCTGTGCAATTGCGGCAGGATTGGGAAGATATAAAACTGCGCGTTATGACCGATCTTGTGCGGCAGAAATTTATGTCTGGAACACCACTAGCAGAGAAATTACTGGCCACCGGAAATTGCCAATTAGTAGAAGGAAACTATTGGAATGATACCTATTGGGGCGTATGCCGAGGTGTTGGAAAGAACCACTTGGGAAAGATTCTAATGGTACAAAGAAAACTCCTCCAAGGAAACAAACCGCATGGCCAGCAAGTCAAAACATAATTACAACATTCGACAGAAACCCAGCAACGAATGGGAGATTCTTGCCATTGGCTCGGATGGCAAAGAATTCTGGTATGGCAATTTCAGTCTGAAACAGAATGCTGTTCGTTGGGGCGATAGCCATAAGATTGCAAACCGCTTCCCACAAGTTGTTCAACTGCCCGACGATCCATTCGGAATTGAAGCAGGATCTAGCAACAATGTGACCTCCCAGCAGATTGATCCAGTTGATCGTTCAGTTAGAGCATTGTGCGTAGCCGCCCAGGTTAACCAATCTGACCCGGCAGATGTTGCAGATTTCTTGGGATTGCCTGAATCAATTCTTCAATCTGTCACCGATCCAACTACCGGTGAAATAGTTTGGCAACCTCCAAGATAACTAGAACTATTCCATGCCAAGCGCTGCTAAATACTACGATGTAACTCTCTATGTTCTCCGAATGTTATTGGAAGTCCACGAACAAGGACTGCCAATGGAGCAGCGCAGATTGAGAATTCATTTCATTGAACCGATCAACACAGTTCACAAAGGGATAGCAAAGGCTAAAGCTGAACTGTTAAAGAAACCCGAGCACCATCATATGATCAACTACCGTTTGTATGGTGAGCGGGATTACCGTGCCGGAGATATTGTGTTCCGAATTGCACCGTATGTCCGGGATATCAATCGTGTGGAATACTAGCAATAGTGAATAGGAGTGAAAATTATGGCAAGCAATCGGACAGTTCGTGGCATTCAGAAAGCTCAGGAAGAGCGGAACATGGCGGAAACCAACGCACAGGTCAAACCTGTGCCCAAGAAATACATGCTGCAGCAAGCACATGAAATCATCTACGGGGCACGTCAACAAGAGTACGGACCGGCGCTGGAGAACTTCCAGAACATTGCGGATCTGTGGTCAGTGATTCTGAAAACTGAAGTGACTGCGGATCAAGTTGCAATGTGCATGATCCAAGTGAAGGTCGCACGGCTGATTCAAGCCCCGGGTCATTTCGATTCGTGGATGGCCATTGCAGGATATGCCGGCTGCAAAGAAAAGATGATGAACGGAGATTGAAGGAATGGGGGAGGTTTGCTGGTTTATCCCCATATCAAACAAACCGGCAATTAATTCTTTACCCCTTGATTGCCAACCCAGGACTATCATGAGCGACAATCCATTATTCAAGCAACAGCCCACCGGATTCTCCACTGAATTCCTCACCAATGAAATCATCATGTGGGGCAGGGCCCGGCAGATTCCTCAATGGTCTACTTCCGATGCACAATCATCCAAAACATTGGAGGAAGTTGAAGAACTTCGCACTCACGCGGCCCAGTTGAAATTCTTGCGGGATGAGGTGACTCCGGAATTACTGCGAATTCCGGTGACTTCCTCCGCCCATGCTGCTGCAATAGAAGATGTGCTGATCAAACTTGAGGCCGAGTTACTCGACAAACTTGTCGATGACTACGGTGATATCTTCGTAACCCTTGTAATGGGAGCTGAAATTGAAGGGATCGATATTCGCTCGTGCATTGCGTCAGCCTTCAACGAAATCAAAGATCGCAAAGGTGAAATGCGGGCCGACGGAAAGTTCCACAAAGAGTGATGTACCGGAACTAGAACTTGAACTGTTCATCCTAGAAGTTCTTCACACCACACAATACCCGGGGAAATTAGAAAATCTCATGAAGGCATTAAACATTCTTGGTCCCTGGGATTTCAAATGGGCTTGGTGGAATAGTCCTATCGATTCCCAACTAAGCCTATTTGAAATCAAAGATAAGAAATCATTCGATAGATATGCTGCATGGCAAGCTGCTCGTGGAATGCTACTATCTGATCTTCGCCCGTCATTCGATCAACTAACCTTCAAATACTTGAACATCATGTCACTCCCGACCACTCAAGAAACTCTTCCAGAAGAATATAAAGCCAAGTTGGCGGAGGAGTTGGCACAATTGAAATCCGCGCTGGATGCCCGAATTCCCGAGTTCGGTATACAACTTCAAGTTGTTCTTGGCCGCCTGCAAGAATTGCCGGAAGCCGCATGGGCATTGACTGATGAAGAACGTCAAGTCATTGTCGAAGGCTTCAAGCGAAATATGAATGTGACTGTGTTTCAAGCAGCGAAAGCTGCAAGTGTCAAGGGGCACAAGATCAAGGGCGAAGTTTCCGTTGACATGTTTTAATTCAATCTACCAACTCACCAACCACCGAGCAACATCATGAACCTCATCGACTCCAAATTCACCAACATCATGTGTGATATTGAAACTGCGGACAAGAAACCTACGTCTGCAATCCTGCAAATTGCATGTGCAGTTATGGGCAATCAAGAATTATCATTCCCGTTCGAAGGAACTGTGGGAATGAAGCATGAACAGCACGGTCGCACAATCTCTCTGGATACCATGTTCTGGTGGGCCGGGGATGACAAGCGAAACGAAGCCCGCAAGCAAGTGTGGAAATTGGATGGGCAAACTCTGTACGATGTTGTGCGCAACTTCACGATGCACTTGGACACGATTCATTCTTCCTTGGGCAAGCCACTTCGCATTTGGACAAAAGGCCCCAGCTTTGACATAGGTATCATCTTGAGTGCCTGCGAACAATACAGCTTGGAATTCCCGATCTCTTTTCGTGAATTCAAATGCTACCGCACGGTGGCTGATTTGTATCCTTCCATCACGCAAAAGATGGGTATGGATCACTACTACCAACAGGATTTCAGTGTGCGAGAATTCGCTGCCCACTCTGCCTATGGCGATGTGATCCTACAGGGTTTCCATCTGATGTTGATTGCTGAACGTTCCGGCGAGTACGGCCTTGTCCAGTTCTAATCCCATCATCCCAATCTTTCCTCTGACAATTTCCGCGGACAAAACTATCTCGCATTCTGGTCGCCAGATGTGGGGTACTTGTCCACGGAAATTTCAGCTGTCAAAGACAAAGACTTACTACAAGCGGGATCGTCAAGTATCAAAAGCATTGTCATTTGGCAAAGCATTTGGCACTGGACTGCAATCCCTGCTTGCAGGTGATTCCATTGAAGTTGCATTTATCAAGTCTGCCCTCGACCATGATAAGACGATGGCATTTGATAAGGATGCAATCGCTTCTGGGGAATCACTGGCTCACGTCCATGAAGCAATCATGGCATTCTATCACGGGCAACTCCCCTCCTTACGCGATGATTGGGAAGTTCTGGATATCGAAGGACTGTACGGGGTTGAACTTGCATTCCTGATTCAGTATGCCAACGGCACATTGGAGCGTGGATTCATTGACGTGATTCTGCAAAACAAACACACACAGGAAGTTGTTGTTCTTGAAGTTAAAACTTCTGGGGCATTATCAGTGGGCACCGATGCTGATTGGCAGAACTCTGCCCAAGGAACTATGTATGTTATTGTTGTGCAATATCTTCTTGCGGCCCACAACATCCATGTAAATTCCAGAGTTCTCTATATCGAGTACAATAAAAAACATAAACAGTACACAATCTTCCCGTTCGAGAAACCCGCAAGGGAACAGTTGGAATTTCTGGTATCTTGCCACTATGATGTTGAAGCTCGCTCAATGTTGTTCAACACAGGAACCAAGCTTCTCAAGACCGGAAAGTGTGTTAGCTACAAACGTCAATGCGATTTCTTTGGTGTGTGCGATCTTGCAATCCCACTGGAATATGCAGAAGTCACGATGAAAGAATCCGAGGGGTTCCACTTCATCGAGTACGAAAAGATTTTCAACTTCGTCAAGGACAAACTCAATGCCAACACTCGCTGAAACAGGCGCAGAAAAACTGCCCCCGCATACGCTGATCTATGCCGAATCCAAAGTTGGCAAGACTCGGTTGTATGGGCGGCTGGCAAAGACCAGAAAGCTGGTGGTATTCGATGATGAAAGGTCTGCTAGAACCCTCTCGAATGCCGACAATTTGTCCCCCGAATACCACAAGAACATCAGCCTTTGGCAATTGCCGGATACAAAGACGTTCCCGATTGCCTCTGTCTCCATCCGCCAGATTCTGTCGTGCCCGCCCACGCAGGAATTCAACTTCTGCCACGCGCACGTGAATCACAATTGCCCGAAGTGCAAGATGCAGGGCAAGCCATTCTCCAAGTTCAGCGTGAAGAAAGATATCATGGATGTGAATGGCATCATGGTTATCGACACATTGTCACAGCTCACCAGTTCGTACATCGAGTTCATCCGCGCGAAGCAGAATCGTGGGCTTGAAGCCAACTTGATGAACTTGAATTTGGAGAAGCAAGAGACCATCGACAAATTCAAAGACGATGAAAAACTTGAATGGGATGACTGGGCCCATCTTGGGAATCTTTGCTGGGAATTGTTGAAAGCAATTCAGACTGCCCCATTCGAAGTGATTGCAGTTACCCACCCGGTAATGGCGAAATACGAAGATGGATCAAGCAAGATCACCCCTTCGATGGGCTCAGACAAATTCGCAATCAAAGTTGCCAACCATTTTGACAACGTCATCTACGGTGAAATCAAGCTTGGTAAATACAACTGGCAAACAATGCCTTCGCTGAATGGCGCAATCGTTGGCAGTCGTGATAACATTGATATTGCCAAAGTCGACGAGAAGAAACATTACTCGTTGCTCGAACCTTTCCATCCAGCTGCTGGTCTGTCAGCTTGATAACTTACTGCTCCAACAGACCAAACAATCCAGAAACTTAAAACCTTTCTACCTTTCCCTTTCTCCATCAACCTTTCCAATAGGAACCTTTCCATGAGCACCAATGACACTCCAATGAGCTTTGAAGACATTGACGTTTCCGGCGTCGAAGCAGCAGCATCATTCGCCAATCCGCCGTCCGGCCAATATATCGTCAACGTTTCGATGGCCCAAAAACTGGTGGCAGAAAAGCGTGCCATTTCCATCGACATGGAACTGGTTGACATCATTGACATTGGCACGCAACATACAGAAATGCCTGCTGTGCCAGGTCAGAAGTTCAACTCGCTGGCATTCATCGACAAGGCCGAACGCATTCCGTACGTGAAACGCGATCTGGCCGTGTTCTTTGAATCGGTTGGAACGCAGTCGGTGAACGTGATGACTGCTGCTGTGCAAAATCTGCGCTGCAAAATCGTGTGGGCGTATGACCGCAACGATTACCCGCGCGTGATTTCCTACGAAATCGTGTGATGCATTCGCCCGCACGTCCTGTTGTAGAAGTGAATCCAAACTTCGTGCAACAGTACAAGGAAATCAAAATGCTGGCAGATGTTGCTTTGGCAGCCGCTGGCCAGGAAGATTTGGATACATTGCACGTAGTTCACCACAAGATGATTGCAGCTGCAATTAATCTGGCGCAGTTCAGTTTCTTCGGGCTGAGCGTGAAGCGCATCAATGATCAAGTTCAGGCGAGCAAGAAGCCGGAAGAAGATCAACAAACTCCTATCGAACATCATCCGGTCTGAGTTTTCTGATCGAGTGAGTTAGGTTCAAAAGACTTAGCTCATTCCAGTCAGAGTATTTAATCAACAATCGACTACAATCAACATCGAATATCATGTCAATCACAGATTCAACTCTTCCGCGAATCTTGGCCCATCGAGTTGCTACGGAAAAGGAGCAGGATAAATCTCCTGTTCCACCGGAATTCTATGTAGTTCAGATTGCAATCAATGAATCGACAACGCCATGTATCACTGGGCTAGCTCATGCCAGTGATACATTTGGTGATTCAGCATTATATGACTCCAACGATGCGGTAGCAGTTGTACTCAGGAATCTTGGCAAAGCAGATTATCTTGATCTGACTTCCCCAATGCCATTCGATGTTGCAGAAACCAAATACTTGCGGGCAGTTGGTATTGCCATGGATAAGCAGAAAGATTGTCGCTGCTTTGGCCACACCAAATTCCGCTTGGCGAAAGATGAAAAAGATTGATTGGAAAGAGTTAATACCTTTTCCTTTCATGGGGGATATCATAGGATTCCTTCTTGTTCAATTGTTAATTTGGATATTCAAATGAATGGCCCATCAACACCTGCGCAGAAACGTGCGCAACATCTTCGTGGTTTACTTGGTTCAATTGGCTCAGCAATCCAGCATGCGGGAAGTTCAATTAGGGCATTAAAATTGGAATGCAAGGAAGACACTTCAATGAAGACTTCCTTGAATCGTTTGATGATTGAGGACTTAGAGAGGTTGATTGGTAACTTGGTTGCCACCAAGAACAAGATCGAAACTCTGAACGATCATTATAGAAATTATCCCAAGCCTACTCCGACCAAATGGGAAAAGATGGTAGCCAAAGAAGAGCAGGAATAGATTCATGCAACTCGCCCATAAAATCTCCACTGCGTTAGCCGCCAACAACAAAAAGGTCAACATCAAACTGGATATTCCACAGGATCAAATGTCGGACTTCATGTCCTTCAAATCAATCTTGTCTGAATTCCAGCAGTGGTGCAACTTCTACCCACCATCGACTACAACAAAATGTGACTATACAATCTCGTCGAATCCGGATACATTGAAAGAAGCATTTGGTAAGCGGGAAGTTACATTGTCCGCTGCAGCAGGTTCCATTGTTAATGGGACTTTGTTTGTTTTTCCGATGGCGAGAACAAGAACTCAATCGGGCGACATTCGATTCATCTTAACTCGGTGGATTCAGAAGCTAATCAACCCTGAGAAGTTTTATCGTGCAGGACAATTCTCCTGGGCCCTGGTTGACCACGATTGCACATTGATGGATGCAGTCGAATTCCTGAACGAATGCACGTTCCAAGCATGGGACATGGAGAACTCTGGCCGGCAAGATATTATACCATCCATCAACGGAATCTCAGGACTCCACAAGGATGGAAGAATTCGTACGTTTGTATTTGATTTCAGAAACTGGTATCATGTAAAAGCACTACAACTCCTGGCCGCATCCGATGCAGTGAAGATTACCCAGAACGGAACGTATGATATTTCATACTACTTCCGATGGGGAATGCCACTGAAGAATTGGTATCTCGATACCTTCAACATGATGCATGCATGGTATGCAGAGCTGCCGCGGGACTTGGGGTTCATTTCCTCATTCATGATTCGAGAGTTCGCTTATTGGAAGGATGAATCCAATGGCAACTTCATGGAGTACTGCAGATACAATGCCAAAGATGCGTGGGCAACTCTACATTGTGCTTTGGCGATATTGCTTGAATGGCCAGAGTGGGCAAAGAAAAATTATGCAATCCAATTCCCCTACCAAATCCCCCTCATTCAAGCAGGCATGCATGGCCTCAGAATTGACGAAAAATTCCGGGCAGAGAAAGCAGAAGAGTCTGAAGCAAAGTCGGATGAGATTCTCCGAAGACTTCGATACATTCTCGGTGACCCTCTTTTCAATCCTGCGTCGCCAGATCAAGTAGTCTTGATGCTGAAGTGTATCGGGGGTTCTGAGTTCGAATCATCCGATGCATCGACAATGGAAGCATTCAGCTTCAAGCATCCGTTCAATGCAACGATTGCTGAACTGATCACGGACTATCGAAAAGAAATAAAAGCCAAGTCAAATTATTGGGATGTGCTGACTTGGGGCGGGAGATTGTACTACAAGTTTCTTGCGGGCGGAACTGAGACAGGAAGACTATCGGGTAAATCATCCGACTTCGCATTCAATGAAAACCACGGAGAGCTGATCAAGCCCAAGTGGATTCATTTCGGTTTCCAGATTCAAAACGTTCCATACTATGCCAAGAAAATGATCTTGGCAGATGAAGGGTTCTTACTTTATGAAGCCGATAAAGAGCAGGCTGAGACTCGATGCACAGCATACCTTGCCCAGGAAAAAAGTCTCATTCATCGTGTCGAGCATGAGCCCGACTTCCATTGCGCCAACGTCACTGCATTCTTCGGAATCCCGTTTGATCAAGTATATGACCCTAACGGAAAAACCAAGGATGAAAAGGTTCTTCTGCCGGACATACGTCAACTTACAAAGAAGCTCAATCACGGCGCCTCATACAACATGGCGTGGCAAGTCCTACTTGTCAACATGGGAGAGAAGAACGTTTGGAAAGCGAAATCATTGTTGAAACTCCCAAGAGATTGGGGGCTTAAGGAAGTTACCCAGTTCCTTATCTCCAAGTTTTGCGAAGCTGTTCCGCACCTCAAGGGAATCAATTACTCGAAGACCTCACACTCAAGGGGAGTCACCCATCTGTTCACAGAGCAAACATACTATGCTGAAATTATCACAGCGGTTGAGCAATCGAGAAAGTTTGTATCCCCGCTAGGATGGACTCGATATTGTTTCGACAATCCACGGATGAATAAACCTGCGATGAATGCGTATGTGGCGCATCCAAGTCAGAACTTGTCCGTGGGGGATGTAAACGAATCCATGCTGCGGATGTACAACGATAAGCGGTTGCAGAACTTTGACGAGTTCAGGGTTAATGGGCAGGTTCACGATTCGATTCCGTATCAAATCAGGATCGGATTGGAGGAGAAATACAATCCAATTGTTCGGGAGTTGTTTGAAAAGCCAATCATCGTGCACGGAAGAAGCATGTTGATTCCTGTTGATATCTCTAAGGGGAAAGAATCATGGAAGTAAGAACTGCTGACATGGTGCAACTCCGCAGGGAAATGAAGAAGTCAGTCGAGTTCGTCGAACGACTTCAACAATTCCACCTGTCCACGAAACCAATGTTCTTTCATAGGGATTCGTGGAATACAACCAATGACATGTTGCATGATATCAAGATGACACAGAAAGACAACTTGAATCTACTGGACATGGCACTTCGGGATTTGAATCATGGCATTGCACAACCTCGACGATAAGCTTTGGTTCGGCAAATACAAGGGCGCCGAATTCCAGTGGATCATGAAGAATGACCCTGGGTATATCTCTTGGTGTATCAAGTCTGGCGCGTTGAAACAAAATGAATTACCAACAGAAGTTGGGGAGGTTAATGATCAATATGAATTGGATAGGGAAGAAGTAGAAGATAATATTGCAAACTTTTGGGGCACCGAGAGTCTACCATTTTCAACCTCAGTCAGAGTAACCGATCAGGAGTAATCATGAATCCGTCAATGGAGCTCAGCTATTGTAGCGAACCGTTCATGGAGCAGTTCGAGCCAATCAACCACAATACCAGTGTGCATACTTGGGTGTACATTGGGACTATACCGGCAATCAAATTCCCCGGAATGGTTATGGACAAGTACCAAAACTTTGTCACCGGCCAGTGGGAATACCGAAACATGCGGAAGGAGGAAATCCCAAAATGAGTGCCTCACCATTTGAAACTCAGCCCAAAGTCTTTGTCGTGGTAGGTCCGAAAGGACTGTATTATACTGGCCTCCATGCAGATGAACAATCTACCTGGACTGTGGCCTTTGGCTGGCCGGACGAAGAAGATATCAAGGGCTACAAAAACATGGGGTACTATGTGGCCGAAGCAACAATCACCTGGAAAGAACCAACATGAGCAAACTCTCAACTCTATTCTTCCGAATTCTCCATTCGTGTGACTTCTCCGATGGATTCCTTTACTGGTTTTACACGGTGATCGTGCGAACATTGGAATGCAAATGCTGCATATTCTATCGCGGGATTGCTGTAGGATTCATTTTTGGGGTGTCCTGGGCATTTCTTGTTCTAAAATTCTTTATGTGGATTGCGAGCTAATCATGTTTCTCAAACTATCCATTGACTTCATCGAGACTGATAACTACGGGACAATGGTGAAAGAATTTTGGATTGGAGATATGCTCCATCAACGAATTTCCCTGGACTCCTATGCAAAGCAATTCCCCGCAGTGAAAATTTCCCTGGATGATGCGGCACAATTCACTGGCGGAGGATTGCTGGATGTGGGACTGCTGGACAGCATTGTTCAACAACTGATCCTCCAGTTGGAGAGTGGAGAAAAGCGTGGCATAATAACCACTCCGCAGATGATGGCAGCATTCTGTGAGCTGCTGTTGGATTTCGATATCCTGCATTCCCCAGAAGAAAAATTCTTTGATGAATACCTTCTGGGCGAAAAGGTTGCCGCAAGAATCACATAACTATCCCTCATGATCTTCAATAACTACTTCGAGCTGTCAGAGGTCACAGAGCCTTCAAAGACATTACATCGCTGGTGTTGCCTGTCTTTGCTGGCCGGGGTAGTTGGGACAAGCGTATACGTTAGGCACGGCAATACCAAACTATACCCCAACCTGTACGTTGTTTTGCTGGGAACTCTGAGTTCCAAATACCCAGCAGCAATTGAATTGTTAAAGACAATATATAGTGTTGGTGGCAAGGATGTGGTAGTGGGGGATGCTCAAGCAATTTGGGCAAGATTGGAAGAGTGCCAGCCAGCCGATAAAATCTTGGAAGCAAAGATGGAAGGGGAAATTCCTGACACTCCAACATTCACTAATGGAATTACCACAGTCACCAAGCAATTGGAAATTCTGCAGGATGGGTGGAATCATCAAGGGTTTCTTACAACATCAGGCAAATCCAAGAAGACTGTGGAGTTCATGAACCCCAGGTTGAACCTGCTGCTATCCACAACCCCAGATATTTTTGCCCAAGTGTTTCCCTCCAACAATGTGAACACTCACTTGCTCTCCCAACTGATTATTGTCAACGGCGGAAATCCAAGGAAAAAAATAGCATGGCCATTGCCTTACTCCGAGGCCAGATTGAAATTGTTGCGGGAGGAATTAGGAAGGGCCACGAAATTGATTGGGGAAATGAAATTCTCAGAGGATGCAAAAGAATTCCTGACTGCAGCATACAATCAGTGGGTGCCGATTGCAGATTCCAGGCTAATGTCCTATGCATCCCATCGACATATCCAGCTGATTAAAATCGCAATGTTGGTCGCAGTTGAGAAATTCAATTTGCATATCACCAAGGGAGATGTGATTGAGGCTGCAAAGATGTTGAGTTTCGCTGAGGCTCAGATGCCAGTTGCGCTCGGGGAGTACGGGATTGATAAACAGTCTCACATCCGCGGCAGGATTATGCACTTGTTGAACTCTAGGTTTCCAGAGACTTCGACACTTGGGGATATCTTCAAAGCGGTTCAACAGGATGTGAAGAATTACACTGAAGTAGCAGACTTGGTTAACAGTCTGATAATGGCAGGAAAGATTGTCGCAACGAATCGAACATTCGCTCCGGTTAACCAGACCGGATTCTATGAGCAAGAAACCATGCATTTGGATTTTTCAACACTTTGGGAAGGTAAACCATGACACCTAGAAAGCAAACATTTAAGCACGATCCAGTAAACGGGGTATTTGGAGATTGTGCAAGAACCTGTATAGCAGCAATGATGGATAGGGAACAAGATGAGGTCCCCCATTTCCTTTGGGACAACCCATCAGGAGAAATATTCAATCGCAGGCTGGATACCTTCCTGGCATTGAATGGATTGGCCAGATTTATTGTGACGTTTCCCGGAAATTTAACTGCCTCACAGATTCTGGAATACTTGCAAGCAATGAATCCTGGAATTTACGTCAGCGTAACAGGTCAATCTTCCTTGGGGTGCAATCATGTCGTCGTGACAGTGGACGGTGAAATTGTGCTGGACCCATCGGGCAACGGATTGGTTGGTCCATGTGACGATGGTCTCTGGTATATTGAAGTATATGTGCCATTGGCCATGACGAAGAAAGTTGCCGCAGAGACAGATAGCATTTGGCTTGAGCGACAATTCAAGAATTAACCATCGAATAAAAAAGAAGCCCCACTCCAGGAAACTGGGTGGGGCTTTTTAATGCCTATCGCTAGGCGCTCTGATTGCCGCAGAGATTCAATTCAATTATCCAAGGTATCCGTCGGAATCAATTCCTCGGGGGTAGGAATCTTCTCCTCGGTAGGGGCCCCAAGCATATATTGCAATTGCCTGGACTGATCGTCGTTCTTCAGTTGCTTCAACAATCGATCAGTGGACATGATGTTTGCATTCGATGCTTGCCCTTTCACAAATTGACCAAAGCCTTTGGAAGTTCCCCCCGCCTTCATATAGCTTTCCATGAAGTCATTTACATCATTGGGATTCAATTGTCCATTCCCCAGCAACTGGGAACTAACAACTTTTCCAAGTTCCTGCTTCTTCTCCCTGTCCGCCAGCATATAACCATTCCAGCGGTACACAGTGTCAAGCATCACAGCTTCATCCAGCGGTTTTGCCCCGGTGATTCGCATGAAGTTTGCCAAATTGAAGGGCAACCAATTGTTCTCATTGTGCATCTTCTGGTCATTCAAATCAATCGCCAACTTGTTGTTGGAAGTAGTTGAGTAACCGGATAACATCACCCCAAGTTGTTGGGCCGGTCGAGAAAACACATTGTGCTGCACAGCATGATTGAACAGTTGAGAAAGATCAGCCCCCTGGGTAGCCTGAGAAAACACATCTTTGATCTGTGATAGTTGATTGTACCAGATATTGACCGCCGGAATATCAGTGAGGGAGGTTGGGAATCGAGGAGTTGCATTACCACGAGAACTCAAGTTCAATCCAAGCAATGCAGATGGAACCCCATAGGTCAGTGCGTTAGCCACATTCCTATCCATGCTTCCATACACAGTTGAATACAAATCTTGATTGTCCGCATTGGAATCTGCAACAAGACTGGAATTCAGTGCATCGAAGAAAGGCAAGCTCCTTCCGCCAAAGATGGAAGTTTGCAGGATACCAGCTTCAACTGCCATTCGCTTGGAGCCATCGGTAATCACATCGGACAAACGATGGACTAATCGAGCCTGGTAGGATTGAAACAATCCCAGCGCAGAACCTGTGACGCCCTGAAAGATTTGCGGTTTTGCAGAGGCATTGAAATTACCTTGAAGCTTACTCACCATCGTATGAGCCAGCAGCATTGTCTGCTTGGCACTTAGATTGGCAGCTTCCCCAATCTGCAATGCTGCATCCGCTGCGATGAATTGAACTTTAGATTCAATGAAATCAGTGGGTTTTGTAAGTACCGACAGAAACCCTTTGATCTTATCGGCAATTACACTTGCCTTAGTTTCCCCACCTTTCAATGCAGTTACAGTAGCTTCCGTCAAATCCATTGCAGCAACATCTGCCGGATTGAATGTGACATTGTTTCGCAGGAAGAACTGAGCAAGAGTTTCATCCCCTTGGGCCATGCTTCCGAACACCGGATTGTCTTTAGTCAACTGAGATGCGCGACTGATAGATTGCTTGGCCATCTTCACATAAGTCGCAGGCATGTACCCAAGTTTTCCTTCCTTCTGGTACAAAACCTTTTTCAAATTACTTACATCCCCAAGCCGACCTTCCTTGGTCAATTGCGCCATCGTCGATCGCAACGCCAATTCCACAGTGGAACTTCCGATGATTGGCATACCAATGATGTTGACCATGGAGTTGATAGCATCCAACCGCAGTTGGCCCATGACCAATGCCATGTTGCTCATGCGAATGAAGTTGGCATACCCGGGGGAGTTGTAGTTCTTTACCCCCAAGGATTTGACAATGTCCTCAGTGATCAATTTCTCAGCCCCCATGTTGTCCAACCAGCGAGTCATCGCTTGGGTTGCGGGAGACTTGGTCAAATCCAGATCAGCAGACTTCACATTGTCGAAGAAATCTCGAACGCTAGTGAAGAATCCAGCACCAAAATCATCGACTGATTTGGTGACAGCATTGATGATGCCGGGGTTCTGAGTGTTGAACAAAGTATTCATCAAACCTTCGGCCTTAGTGACTTTGCTGGCTTCACCTCGGAGCAGTGCTGCCAACTTGGTAGGACTTCCTTTGTGGGAATTCAACAGTCTACGCTCATGCAGATCGATGTTCTTCAATGCAGCGATGACTTCATATTCTTTCGTGGCAATAATGTTTTTGTACAGAGCTGATTCATCCCGCAGGTGCCAATCGAGATAGCGAGTTGCAGTATCTTCCAAACTCTCCGCAGCCCCCACATAGGAAGTCAACTTACCCTGCGTCTGCATTGCATCTTTGATGCCGTTGTTCTGGAATGTCAGTGCTGAATCATATTCATCAATCAGTTTGTAGAACTCCTGGGTCTGTCCTTTGGTGTAAGTCTTCAATCCCTGGGACGATGCCCATGCCTCAGCCTTCCTCAAATCTTCCACAGTCTTTGCCGCAAAGACTTCTGTCTGCCCAGCATAGAATGGGTTCTGATGTAGTGGATCGCCCTTGATAACCAGCACATGCTGGGCATTCCGCAAGTTGATGCTTGGGTCATACATAGTGAATGCGCCATCAGTCATTTCAGGAACAATGACTGATTGCCCATGCAGGGTTTTCAACTTGTTCTTGGCAGTCAGCGCACGGTAATCCGCCATCGAATGCGAATTCAAGAATGAATTGACAGAGTTGGTGCGGACAGGAAAGATCGAACCGCGTTCACCGACTTTTAATGCGCCAGCACCAGATTGCATGTAGCGTTCGAGAATTGCAGTGGCTGGAAGTTGTGCGATTTGATCGGATGGAATTCCAGCCTCGATCATTTCATCCACAAGCTTTTTCTTGGTCTCGGCGAAGTTATTCGCCTGCATGAGAACAATTCCATTATCAGTGCGAACTGCAATAGAATGCCCCCCAGAGCCACTGCTTCCGGAGTATTTCCGTGCCTGCTTATTCCAGGCATTCATAAGCACGAATTCAGTGTGATCTGCACTGCCAATACCCGCGGCCTTAATTTGCTCGATTGCAGTTTTGATCGGCATCACACGATTCTCAACTGCTTTCTGGCTGATCTTGGAATACACCTTGGAGTTCGCATCCAGGGACATTTCGAACTGGCGGCCGAACTTGGCATCGCGGTACGAGAATGCACCGGATGCAAAATCTTCCGTATACCGATCAAGAATAACATTGGGGATTGCTGCCAGCTCAGGATTTACCGAACTGACAATAGCATTCATCTGAGTCTGAGCCAGTTGAATCTTTTTGGCAATCTCAGTCTTACCTTCAATTTCAAATTTGTTGATATTCCGCGACCGGTTGTAGGTCATTGCAATATACCTGGGTTGCTGAGCAGCAGAATCCAGGACAGTGGTGAACCCTTTGGCATTATTGTAATCAAACAGAGTTTCCTCTGGAACCATAAGAGCAGAGGAAATCTGCTCAGTGTTCTTCCCATCTTTTGCCATCTGCTCGGCCAATTCAATCTTGCGATTTCGAACAATATTGGCTGCTTCATCGACAGTCAAATCTTTTCCCAAATACCGGATAGTGGAATTCCTTGGAGCATTGGCAACCAGGATATCCAGTCCGGGCAAATTGCTGGCTTCCTTCAACCGTTTCATATTGAAGTTGTCAATCTCACGCTTGTACAAGGCGGAGTTTTCAACAGGAGAGCGGAATGCTGCAACATCCACCACATCATCTGCGGTTTCCGGAAGCATGTCGGAAATAATCCGATTGTATTCTTTCTTAGGCAAATCCCATGCTGTGGCTTTGCTGGCTTTATTCACAACTTTACCATCGACAATATCCAGCAAGGCAGTGTGAGTCGAGCGTGGCTGCAGTGCAATTCCATTCTTGTCAAACTTGCGCACCATACGAACGCTGCTGCCAACAATGGCCGAGTCATATCCACCTGCGATCAGGGCATCTTCCAGATCGGAAGTAGACAATTTCTTGGCAGGATCGAGGCCAAGTTTATTCATCAATTCGGATTCATCGGCAGCACGTAGTGGGGCTTTAACTTTCACCATGCGCGAGGCTGCCCCAGGAATTTCATCCAAGGTGAAATTGATTGTATCTTTCACGTCCCTCTGGAACAGCTTCAGGGAATTGAACGTGGTGATATCATTGATTTCATCCATGTTCAACCGACGACCTTTGGTGGCAGCCGCAAGAATGCTGGCTCCTTCATCCAGCGATTTCTTGGGATCGAGCAATTGTTTCGCAATCGCATTCACATCAACAATATCATCCACTTCGCCAAACAATTTCTGCACTGATTCAACAACTTTGGATCGGGCAGTGGTCATTGCCTCGTCACGCCACCGAGTGAATGTTTCCATTTCAGTGCGCATGAGATTTGCATTGTCGGCTGACAGAACTCCAGAATCCAACAGAGATTTCAATTCAGTCGTGCGACTCTGGAAATCCTTCACATCTTTCAGGCGAAACATTGCCTCATCGCCGGCTGAAATTGTATATAGTTTTCCAGCACCAGAATCAACCTTGGAGCCTTGTTGCACCAAATCGCCCATCAAATTGAACGGAGCGAATGCAGCTTTCTTGACTTCCGAGAATTGTTCAGCATAGGCTTTCACACCTTTCTTGTAACCGAAGATACCCACCCCTTTTCCAGCCACATCAAATACTGCGCCAACTGGAGCACCAAAGATTATGGAGTCAAACAAAATATCTTTGGTCAACTCACCAAAAGTTTTGTCTTCCAGATAAGCAGATTCATGCAACGCGATTGTCGCAGCAGTATTGAATGCCAAAGCATCGACCACACCCTGGCCTGCCCCCGCAGCATAAACCTTGAATGCTTGCGAGTTCATGTAGCTGAATGGGCTACCTCCTGCAATTTCTTGCTTTGCGGTTGCCAACGCACGAGGGCCAATGGACTCAAACCGGCCAATAGCGCGAG